TCCTTCATGTGCCCACACTGTCCGAACGTGGTGGAAGCGGCTTCCTCGATCTGCCTTCTCTCCGGATCCCTATCACCGTAGATGGTCTCGTAGGAGAATGCACCGCGCTTGCCTAGAAGAGCCTCGAGTTGGTTGTAACAATAGTCCCCGTGTGCCAGGAACAATCCTCGGACTCCTAGTGACTCATGATTGATGATCGCTAACGCATAGAACTTGGTTAGCGCGAGACTCCAGAATTTCTCGTCGCGAAGTATGTCGATCGGCTCACCGTTGTCATCATAGATGAGAGTGTGTTGTGAACTGATCGTACAGTGCGGGAGCTTCCGGATAGCCTTCAGCACCTTGGGGACGATAACGGCGACTTCATAAGCGTCAGCCTTGCCATTCGGAAGTGCAATCCAGGCGGAGAGCATTTCGAATACGCTGTTACGGCCGACCATGTCCATGTCGTCGATAGCAATAGCGGGCTCAAAGATGAAATTGGTCGCCTGACTCATTCTGGAAGAATACTTCATAGCAATATCTTTGATACTGAGATCCTTCCATTCGTCGGTAGTCGGCGGGATGACCGCGTGCGTCTGATCATCCCCCTCATTTATCCCCATATGGTATGAATGGATTTGGTCCTCCTTGAGTTGATCGCACTTAACGGAGGTATCATCCACCATGTGGGGGGCAAGAGGGGCCCATTCCACGATTTCTGCCACGTGTGGGAGGGCATGGCGACTCCAAGCAGGGTGTTTGGAAGCGACGGCTCGTCTCTCTGCGATGCGCCACTTCTGGTACGCTGCTTCGCCTTGCACCTCCAAGACTGTAACACCGTTCTCCACGGTTGACTCGAGCCTGTTAAAGAATGAAGTCGGTCCAATCCCTGAAAGCAAAATGGCAAGCAGGGGAGTGAGTTTGACTATCCAGTATTTTAGGTCGAGTTCGCCACTCGGGAACGATTGCTCTGCACTTGCCTCATTAGGCGAATAGACATAAGCCCTGGTAGCGACCTTTTCCTCAAACAGGTCGTTCATCTTAGCCAGGTACTTCACGCATTTCTTCCACACGGCCTCGCGGAAGCAAGAGTCGTTAGACTTCTTGTCGGTCCCAAACACGACGGCCCCTTTCGGGACGGCGCGAAGGAACTCGGCAAAGCGAATGCGCTTTGTTTCCTCGGTCAAACCTTTGAGGTTGGTGTGGTTGTAAAGGATAGCGTGTAATGCCTCAAGCGCCTTTATCATAGGCGAAGTACGGGCTTGGTGCAGTCCTTCTGATCCAGCGACGCCTGGTGATATAACGGCGCGCACGCGCGAGCTATCTTCACCCTTCTTGATATGAGCAGTAGCGCGTAGCTTCTGCATATGTTGTTGGGTGGCATTGGTGTGTGCCAATAACTCGCACATGGCGTTATCACAAGCGAAGAAACTCTCGTCTGCGAGTTGCTCCTCTAGCCATCGTTCGTAAGATTCCGTAGTGTAGGAATTAGGTTTCCCGTCGGTGAAGAAGTCGTAGTCGAAGCGCTGCTCATTGCTTGTGAGCAACATCCCGAAATCCGTGAGGTGATCCTTGATGAG